CTCGCCGCAAAAAAGTTAAGGTGAAGAAGTGCCACAAATACCTTATGTCCGGCGGCAAGGTATTAGAGGATTGCGGGATTATCGCCGGCAACAATATCCCCGTTATTCCGTTCTATGCCAAACGCTGGTATGTGGACAATATTGAGCGGTGCATGGGGCATGTAAGGTTAGCGAAAGACCCACAACGCCTCAAGAATATGCAGCTTAGTAAACTCGGTGAGATTTCGGCTTTATCGTCTATCTCCAAGCCGATTATGACCCCTGAACAGGTCAATGGCCATGCTGTAATGTGGTCAGAAGATAATATCAAGAACTTCCCGTATCTATTGGTCAATCCGCTCAAGGATGCTAACGGAAACCCGGCTGTTATTGGTCCCGCTTCATATACGAAAGCGCCTGAAATTCCTCCTGCGATGGCCGCATTGCTTCAGATTACTGAACAGGATATGCAGGAAATTCTAGGCAATCAGCAACAGGCCGATGAGTTGTTATCTGGAACCAGCGGCAAAGCCGTGGAACTAGTACAGACTCGCCTGGATATGCAGTCATTCATTTATATCTCAAACCTGGCAAAATCCAAGAAACGTACGATGGATGTCTGGCTATCAATGGCCAAGGATATCTATGTAGAGGAAGGCAGAGAGGTTACTGGTATATCTAACTCTGGCGCTATGGCTCAGTACAAACTTATGCAGCCTTCGCTTGATGACAGCGGCAATGTTGTTATGGATAACGACCTGAGTACGGCTAAGATTGTATCGGACGTAGAGATTGGTCCATCTTCTAGCAGCAAACGACAAGCTACTGTGCGCGGGCTTACTGGTATGATGGCAATTACACAAGACCCTGAAACCATGAAGGTATTGGGCGCTATGGCCATGATGAATATGGAAGGCGAGGGCATTTCAGATGTTCGTGCTTATTTCCGTGGCCAGTTAGTGCGTATGGGCGTTATCAAGCCTACTGCTGAAGAAGCGAAAGAACTGCAAACTGAAGCTGAGAACCAGAAGCCTTCTGCTAATGACCAGTATTTGCAGGCTGAAGCTGGATATGCGCAGGCCAAGGCTGAAGAATCACAGGCCAATGCTGCATTGACTGTTACTAAGATTGCCGAAACGCAAGCCAAGACAGCCGAGACTAAGGCAAGAACTGCGGAGACAATTTCCCGCATCGACTTGACCGAAAGATCGGCCATTCTTGGTGAGCTGGACAAAATTGAGCAGGTTAATCCGCCTGCTATGTAATACGGTATCCGGCCAGCCGTCTATTTGGTCGAGCAAGAGACTATAGTATGCAGATTGAACCTGATGACAATGATGTTATTGTTGATGACGAGGTTATACTAGAAGAAGGAGAGATTATCACGGAAGATGTAATTGATAGCGAAGATGATGAACTTGTCATTACGCTAGAGGGGGAAGCCCCCCCTGAAGATGCCATTGTAGAGGAAGAAAAAGTAGCGCCTCAGTGGGTAAAAGACTTACGCAAGCGGCAAAAAGAGTTAGAGCGCGAGAACCGTGAGCTAAAAGCATCGCAAGCTGCTGCTGCAAAAAATGCTGCGGTATCCGCGCCGGCATTACCTGAAAAGCCAAAACTCAGTGACCCGGATATAGATTTCGACAGCGATATTTTCGAGGAACGCCTTGATGCGTGGAAAGAAAAGAAGCGTGAAATTGATGCGATTACGGCAAAGGAGGCTGAAGAGTTTGAAAAAAGCCAAGCTGAGTGGGTTGATAAGGTTTCTAGCTATAATAAAGCAAAGGCGGAGATAAAGGTTCGTGATTTTGACGAGTCAGAATATGCTATCCAGTCTGCCCTTAACCCTACACAGCAAGGGATTATCCTGCAAGGCTCAGATAACCCTGCCCATCTTATCTATGCGCTAGGCAAGAATGCGGCAAAGCTAAAAGAAATAGCCGATATCAAAGACCCTGTGAAATATGCATGGGCACTAGCCAAACTGGAGGCGAAAATGAGTGTAACTACCCGCAAAGCACCGGCACCGGAAACAAAAGTATCAGGAACCGCTAGAGTATCTGGCTCTGTAGATTCTACTCTTGACCGATTAAGAGCCGAGGCCGAGAAAACCGGAGACTACACTAAAGTTATGCAGTACAAAAAGAATAAGAAGTAATTGACGCCGAACCCTGTATACGATAGCATCAACGTATATAGGGTTCGTCATCCTTTTAATTGACAGTGTATTTGTTAGGGTAGGCACCCATCCAGCCGGATAAATGGATGAGTTTAGGTGGCAATTTTGCCGTTTTCTCTCATTTATTTAGGGTACATTATCATGGCTAATGCATTTAGTAAGGAAGAACGAATTGCGTTTGAGGACATCCTTGAAGGCTTCCAAGACGCAACAGTAATGGCGAACAACGCCTCTATTTACAAAACCGACTCCACTGAAATGGAGCGCACCAGCAATATTATCTGGCGGCCACAACCATACGTTAGCGTAAGCTACGATGGTACTGACCAGACTTCAAACTTCACTGATTACACTCAGCTTTCTGTTCCCGCTACTCTCGGATACAAAAAATCTGTGCCGTGGACTATGACAGCTCTGGAAATGCGTGATGCGCTGCAAGAAGGCCGTTTGGGTTCTGCTGCCAAGCAAAAACTGGCTTCCGATATCAACCGCGCTGTTGTTGATGTTGCCTCTTTGCAAGGTACTCTGGTAGTTAAGCGTACTTCTGCTGCATCTGGCTTTGATGATGTTGCATTGTGCGAAGCTATTATGAACGAGCAAGGCGTTCAGTTTGAAGATCGTAAACTGGCACTGACCACTCGTGACTATAACGGCATGGCTAGCAATCTTCAGGTTGCTTCACGCAGCTTGAACAACGCCAAGTCTTTGAATGCTCTTGAGCGCGCACAGGTTGGTATGGTTGCTTCATTTGACACCTACAAGCTTGATTATGGTCGTCGCTTGACTGCTGCTGCTGGCGGTGGCTCTTTGACTATCGGCACACGCGATGCAGATGCTAACTACTACACGCCAAAAGCAACCTCTACTGCTGCTACTGGTGAAGTTAGCAACGTTGATAACCGTTATCAGACAGTTACTATCAGCTCCACTACTGGTGTAGCGGCTGGCGACTGCTTCACGATTGCGGCGCTTAACGCTGTTCATCACATCACTAAACAGGATACTGGACAGCTTAAAACCTTCCGCGTTATCTCTGTTGCTTCAGGCACTACAATGGTGATCTCTCCTCCAATCATCACTGCACAGGGCGCAACTGCTGCTGAATATGAGTATCAGAACTGCGTAATCAACACTAAAGCTGCTAACTCGGCTATCGTGTTCCTGAACACTGTAACTGCTGGCGTAAACCCTTTCTGGCAGAAAGATGCCATTGAGATTCTGCCAGGTCGTTACGCCGTTCCTACTGATGCAGGCACCGCAGTTATGCGCGCCTCTACAGATCAGGGCATTGAGCTGGTGATGCAGAAATGGTATGACATCAACACCATGAAAACCAAGTATCGTCTTGATACTATTTTCGGTGTTGTGAACAAGCAGCCTGAAATGTCCGGCATCATGCTGTTCAGTCAATCGTAAGCCATAGCCGGAGGGGGTAATACCTCTCCGGCATTCCTGTTCTGGAGAAAGATTATGAGTCAGTCTTATGTTGGGCCACAGGGTAGCGTTACCGTTACCGTCCCTGCTGGCGAGAAGCTTGCTGTTTACTCGATGGGCACCGTTAGTGTTTATCAGGTAACGGGCTATGCTAATTCACCGTCTACAAATGTTCTTGTTTCATCTGTAACAAATGGCCAGTACGTTACTGGTGCTTATACCAATGGCGCTACTTTGGTTATTGAGAATGGTAATCTTGATTCCTACTATGCTGTAGGCACTGCTCCTGTTGTTGGCAATCAGTACGCCACACAGATTCAGGGCGCTCCTGTTGCTGTTGATGCTACTGGCGCTGTGTCATCTGCCGCGATTCTTGGTGGTATTGTCACATCAAGCACTGCTGCTGCCGTAGCCGGTACCGTTCCTACTGGTACTGTTCTGGAGGCTGCTTGTGACTACGTTACCTCTGATAGCTATAATTGGTCTGTTATTAACACTGGCCCGAATACTTTCACTGTAACTGCTGCTTCCGGCCATACTCTGGTAGGTTCTGCTGTTGTCGATGATGGAACATCTGGCTACTTCCGCACAAGACGGTCTGCATTGGAAACATTCATTACATACCGCCTATCGTAATACCGGGGGGGCGCACTCCGCCCCGCCACTTATTCTGGAGATTGTTATGGCTAAGAAATCTGCCCCAAAGAAAAAGCCTGCTGTTGTCGTTGTTATGTCCCCCATGAAGGGCGGAAAAAAAGCTAAAGGTAAGTGCTAATGGATTTTCCGCGTCTTGTATTTAAGGATGGTGGAGATCAACAGCGAGCTGGCGGTTTTTACAGCTATCAATGCGTTGAAGATAGTGCTGCATACGATTCCGCTGTTGCTTCCGGCTGGTTTGACAGTCTAGGCGATGCACTTAGCACTCCTGAAGTTGATGATGATATCGATGAGGCCGATCCTTCAAGAGAAGAACTTGAAGCCAAGGCCGCTGAGTTAGGCATCAAGTTTGATGGTCGTAATTCAGACAAGAAACTGCTGGATTTAATCACGGCAGCACTTGAGATTGCAGCATAATGTCATGGACTAAGCGAGAGCTAATCAGTCAGGCTTTTGAAGAAATAGGCTTGGCTTCTTATGCTTTCGATTTGTCGGCAGAAGAATATGAAAGCGCGTTAAAGCGCATGGATATGATGGTTTCGGGATGGACCGCCGATGGTGTTCGTATTGGCTATCCGCTTCCATCTTCTGCTGATGGCAGTGCGCTTGACCAAGATTCAGGAATTCCTGATGCGGCCATAGAAACTCTAGTGATGAATCTTGCTATGCGAATTGCGCCGGCATACGGAAAGCAATTAGCGCCTGATTTTATGACCAATGCTAAAGCGGCGTACAGTAATCTAGCTAACAAAATGGCATACCCTGTTCTTGAGATGCAGCTTCCAGGCACTATGCCTTCTGGTGCCGGAACGAAGAATTGGAGAAACAATGGGGGGCCGTTCCTATATCCTCCTACAGATGGCCTGCAAGATGGGCCAGATAGCGATTTGGTACTGGAGTAGTTTATGGCAACAATCAATCAATTAAATGCTACCGACTCGCTGAATGCTGGTGATTTGATTCCGGTGTATGTTAGTAATAACGGCGATGCTCGCAAGGCGTCTGTAAAAGTGCTGCAAGACTATATGCAGGATAATCTGAAGTTCGCGGATACATCTGTTGACGCATATAGACGACAGTCAGCAAGCCCATCGGCTACTGGATTTAGCGTTGCGATTACCCCGTCTATTGGTAGTGTTTTCTTGATTCTGACTCCTGTTGCGGGGTACGC